CAAAATCTTTCATTCGTTCAGCACTCATTGCGCCCATTACTTGAGCGTTTAGAACAATCATTCAGCACTTTACTTCCTGAATCTGCTGGTTTCATCAAGTTTAATCTTGATGCTTTGCTAAGAGGCACAACTCTTGAACGATTTGAAGCCTACACAAAGGGCTTGCGTGAAGGTTTCTTGAGCCTCAACGATGTTCATGCAATGGAAGATATGGCACCGATCCCTGATGGTGACAACTATCGCGTGCCATTGCAAAACATTGATGCAAGTGATGCAAAAGATGTTGGTGTCAAGCTACGTGCAGAAATCGTTACACAACTCGTTCAAGTCGGCTACAACCCTGAAGAGGTATTGGCTGCAATTGGATTGCCACCTATGGCACACACAGGCGTTCCTTCAAGTCAGTTGCAACCTGTTGCTCAAATTGACCCACTTGATCCTTCATCGGTTTATGAGGTTGAGTGATGCCGTATTTCATCAGCGATAAACAAAGCGATTGTTCAGGTTGGGCAACTGTCAAAGAAGAAACTGATGGCTCATATACAACAATTGGTTGTCACGAAAACAAGCAAGATGCAATTGATCAAATGGTCGCAGTATCTATCTCAGAGGATATGGAACCAGGTGGGGAAATCAACACTCGCGCAGTAGATTTGAGCGTTCCTTCTTTCATTCGTGAAAATGCTCAACGAGGTTTGAAATACCTTGAAGAAGGTTTTGGGGGCGATGGTTTAACTGAAGGCACAAAGCGTGAAGCACGCGAAATGGCAGCAGGTCGAATTACCGAAAACAAAGTTCGCAAGATGGCACCGTGGTTCGCTCGCCATCAAGTAGATGGACAAGCACCAAAAAACAGCGATCCTTCAGACCCACAGTACCCAGGCGCAGGTCTTGTTGCTTGGTTGTTATGGGGTGGAGATTCCAACTTTTCTGACAGGGCGCAAAATTGGGCGCAACGCAAGATTGATGCGCTCGATGCCGAATCTGATTCAAGGAGCAAAATGAAAAAAATTGAACGCCGCACATTCACCGTGCGAGATGTTGAAGCACGTCAAGCCGAAGATGGAACAATGCGCCTTTCAGGATATGCAGCCGTGTTTAATGATTTACCTCTCGCCAGAACCAAAAACGGCACTCTTACACTTACCGAAGATGATCGCGGTTTGTATATGGATGCAACAATTGCAGACACATCAGAGGGGCGCGACCTTTACAAGTTGGTTGAGCGCGGAGATGTTGACCAAATGTCTTTTGCTTTCCGTGTGATTCGTCAGAAGTGGTCAGATGATAGAAGCCAACGTGTTCTCACAGAGGTTTCACTTGCAGATGGCGATGTCTCAGTCGTCACATATCCTGCTTATCCAACAACAAGTGTTGAAGCACGAGAGGCATTACAAAATGCCATAGATGCAATCAAAGAAGGTCGTGAAGTTACCGGTGAATCTTTGATCGTCTTAAAAACAATTTTTGATGATTTGAGCGAAGGTCATGAATACATCATGAAAGCCGTTGAAATGATGGCAATACTCACAGGCGCAGAAGGTGAAATTGAAGAAGAATCACGCGAAAATGTGGGTGACTTTGTTGAATGGGATTCAAGCGGTGGTACTGCTAAAGGTCGCATTGAACACATTATGGAAGAAGGCGTGTTAGGTATTCCAGGAACAGAATTCAGCATCACAGCCGAAGAGGGCGATCCTGCCGTTTTGATTCGTGTCTATGAAGAATATCGTGATGGATACCGACCAACAGAAACTTTGGTTGGTCACAAAATGTCTGAACTTCGTTACATTGAACCACTACCTGAAGCAACCGAAGAAGAAGGTCGCAAGATTTCTCTTCGCTTAGCACAGGCAATCGTTAACCGCACAAAATAAGTTTCTGTCAGCAATCTGACAGATCGAAGTCGGAGCGAGACTCACACCCTGCAAGCGCCGTGAGAAGCATCGCCACCACCTCACTTCCAAAATAACAAACTCACAAGGAGACCAAATGTCATATTTTGACAAAGTAGTTGAGCGCCGTGATGCAGTAAAGGCAGAAATGGATGCAGTTCTTGAGGCAGTCGCTTCAGAGGATCGCACCGACCTTACTGTTGAGGAAACCGAGAAGGTTGATGCTCTCGTAGAAGAAGCACGCTCACTAGATTCAAAGATCGAAAAGCTAAAGGCACAGGCAGATGCAGATGCAAAGGCATCTGAAATTCGCTCATCAGTTGCAGCAGTTGCAACACCACGAGTTGGTGGAACAACAGTTACACGCGAATCACGCACATACTCAGAGCGTTCAGATTCATCATTCTTCAAGGATGCTTACAACGCACAGTTCAAGTCAGACTTCACAGCACAGGATCGTCTTGCTCGCCATATGCGCGAAGAAGAGATTGAGCGCCGCGATGTTGGAACTGCACAGTTCGAAGGTCTTGTAATTCCACAGTACCTCATTGATCTAGCAGCACCACTTGCTCGTGCAGGTCGCCCATTCGCAGACTTTGCAACAAACAAGATGACACTTCCACCATCTGGTATGACCCTGAATATCTCTCGCATGACAACAGGATCATCAACAGCCGTACAGGTTACACAGAACGATGCAGTATCAGAGACAGATGTTGACGATACATTGCTGACTGTGAATGTTCGTACAATTGCAGGACAGCAAGACCTATCACGCCAAGCGATTGAGCGTGGAACAGGCATTGATGTTTTCGTTGCAGCAGACTTGATCAAGTCATGGCACACAACACTTGATTCACAAATCCTAAATGGTGCAGGTACAGCCGGCACAATCAAGGGCCTTCGTGCATCAGGCGGAAACGCAATCACATTCACATCAACAGCACCAACAGTTGGTCTGCTATATCCAAAGCTCGCAGATGCGATCCAACAGATTCAGACAAACTCATTCACAAACCCAACACACTTCATCATGCACCCACGCCGCCTTGCATTCTTGCTTGCAGCAGTTGACAGCACAAACCGCCCATTGGTAGTGCCAGCGGCTAACGGCCCAATGAATGCAGCAGGTGTTGGAACAGGTGGTTCTGCATATGGAAACTCTGGCTATCAGATGATGGGTCTCCCAATCATTACTGATGCAAATGTTGGAACTACATACGGAACAACAACAAACCAGGATGAAATCTATGTTGTCAACGCAGGTGAATCTCACCTTTGGGAACAACCAGGATCACCATTCACACTTCGTTATGATGCAACAGGTGCAGGCAGCCTGACAATCAAGACTGTTGTATATGGCTACGCAGCCTATACCGCAGAGCGCTACCCACTAGCAGCATCAATCATCTCAGGAACCGGATTGTCGGCACCTAGCTTCTAAAGATAGAAGCATCAACCTTCTAATTTGAAGGTTCTTTAATAGTGTGAAGAGTGGGTAGGACTCCCCCGACTTACCCACTCTTCACCTCTAAGATTCGGGGGAATCAATGAAAACAGGTCACACAGTTGCAATCGGGTCTTGCGATCCAGGAATGGTCAATGGCGCTTTCGCTTACAGACTCATTCAACTCTCAGGCGCTAGAAATTCAAAACTCGGCCCATTCATAAGAATCAAGGGTTCGGGTCTTTTATCTAAGCAACGCAATCGTCTTGTCAAACAATTTTTAGAAATGACAGATTCAGATTGGTTGTTAATGTTGGACAGCGATGAGCAACTTTCAGTTGAGGCATTTGATGCTTTATGCAATACAGCGCATGACAAAGAACGCCCTGTTGTTGCAGGATTAGTCTTTGCAGGTTTCGGTGTTCCTGGCAAAACTTATCCAAAACCTGTTCCTGCAATTTTTCAGGATTCACCACAAGGATTCTTGCCCTTGTATAAATATGACAGGAACTCAATTTTTGAAATAGATGCAGCAGGTACAGGCTGCTTAATGATTCACAGAAGCGTGTTGGAAAAGATGCGCGAAGTTGCAGACCCAAATCAAGGCACAGATTGGTGTTGGTTTTGGGATGGGCCTGTCAACGGAGAATGGATTGGTGAGGATTTACTTTTCTCACGAAGAATCAAATCACTTGGCTATCCAATCCATGTGAACACTTCAGTAATACTTCCGCACCAAAAGTCGTTTTGGTTAGATGAAAGTCATCACGAAGCATGGAAAGACTAAAGAAACTTCTTCGCAGAAAGCCGAAAGAAACGGCAACTGCGGAGCCACAATTAGAACGAGCAATCCTGCCGAAAGCAGAAAAGAGGATAAAGCGTGGCGATCACTAACGGTTACTCCACACTTGCCGAGTTGAAGGCAGCATTGACAATCAGCGATTCAACAGATGATGCAGCTCTTAAAGCAGCCATCAACGCAACGAGTCGAATGATTGATGACTACACAGGGCGATTCTTCTATCAAGACGGAACTCAACAAGCACCTGTTGCTCGCTATTACACCGCCCTTGATCCGTGGACAATGAATGTTGATGACATCACCACAATCACACAGATTGCAACTGATGACAACTTCAATCAAACTTGGGATACGGTATGGTCAACAAGTGATTTCATGGTTGAACCCATCAACAATCCACGAAGAGGGTGGCCTTTCACGCGAATCCTTGCAATCGGTCGTTATGTGTGGCCTTACTACTTGCCACAGGCTTGCAAAATCACAGGCATTTGGGGTTGGAGCGCGGTTCCTTATGAGGTGCAGTCAGCTTGCTTGATTCAATCTTCAAGAATCTTTGTTCGCCGACAATCACCATTTGGAATCGCAGGAACCCCTGAACTTGGAACTGTCAGACTTACTTCACGCCTTGATCCTGATGTTGAAGCCTTGCTTCGACCTTTCCGCAAGAACAATGGGTTGGCTAAATAATGAACCCAAGTCAAGTTCGAGATGGTCTTAAAACACGACTGCAAACAATTACAGGCTTACGAGCCTATGATTTGATTCCTGACACGGTAGTTCCGCCCTGTGCCGTAGTAGGACAATTGGATTTCACATTTGATATCAACAATGCTCGCGGTCTTGACCAAGCGCAGGTTGATGTCCTTGTGATTGTGCAACGCTTTTCAGAGCGTGCTGGACAGGACAAACTTGATTCATACCTTGCAGGTTCAGGATCAACTTCCATAAAAGCAGCAATTGAAGGTGATCGCACTCTTGGGGGAACAGTCAACACCTTGCGAGTTACAGGTGCAGAAGCAGGTACTTATGATTCACAGGGAGTCACATTTCTTTCCTATCGTTACAGAATTACGATGTGGGGATAAGGAGAATCAATGGCATACATCGTCACTTCAGATCGAGAAGTCTGCGGAAAGACCACAGGCGATATACTTACAGTAAAAGAATTGCAAGATGCAGGAGTCAGCGCAGAAAATCTGATTGCTGGAAACCACATTAAAGCAAGCAACACAACACAAGAAACCCCATCCATCAAAACCGAAATAAAAGAAGGAGCGACTAACTAATGCCGCGCATAGTTCTTACCAACGCATTCGTCTCCGTCGGCGGAGTTGACTTGAGCAATACGGTCACATCCGTAACACTCAACTCAACCTATGACGTAGTCGAAACAACAGGATTCTCATCATCACCCGTAAAGACACGCATTTCTGGTCTTGTAGATAATTCAATAACACTAGAATTCCAACAGGATTACGCAACATCTCAAGTTGAACAAACAATCTATCCACTTCTCGGAACAGCATCAACAGTAATTGTTAAGCCAAATGGTTCAACTACAGGTGCATTCAATCCAAGCTACACCTGTTCTGCTATCATTTCAGAGTGGACTCCGATCAACGGAGCCGTAGGTGAATTGGCCACAGCATCAGTTACTTGGCCAATCAGCGGAGCAATCACTAAGGCGGTCGTATAATGCCAAGACTTGTACTCACAAACGCATCTGTTGTCGTTGCAAGCACAGATTTGAGTCAATACATCACTAGCATCAGTCTCAATACAACATATGACATCGTTGAGACAACTGCATTTGGAAACACAGCAAAGACACGCATTGCTGGATTAGCAGATAATTCTGTGACATTTGAATTCAATCAGGATTATGCAACATCTGCACTAGAGCAAACAATTTATCCGTTACTTGGAACAGCAGCGACAGTCGTTGCTAAGCCAGTAGCAGGAACAACAACAACAATCAATCCGCAATACACATTCTCAGCTCTAATTTCAGAATGGACACCTCTTAATGGCTCCGTTGGCGAATTAGCAACTGCAAGTGTGACTTGGCCGATCTCCGGCGCAATTACCAAAGCAACATCCTAAAGAAAACAGGGGGAAACAAAGATGGATGGACTCAATATCAAAGTTAAGACGACTGATGGCGTGGATAAAACGTTCTCATTACGCCCGCGCATCATCGTTGATTTTGAACAGAAATATGGAAAAGGTCTAGCAAAACTCATCGGTGAAGAACAGAAACTAGAACATATCTATTACCTGGGTTGGCTTGCACTTAAATCAAACGGACACGTTGTAAAACCATTTGGGCCTGAATTCTTGGATACACTTGAATCGGTATCTTTGGACTCAAACCCAAATTTCGAATCCACAGAGACAGTCTGACTTATTCGTTAGCAGCAGTTTCTGTGGAGACAGGCATATCTCCAATTGATTTGCTTGATGCTCCTGATGGCATACTTGAAGCAATAGTCATATACATGAAAGAACGAGCGAAGGCGCGAAGCAAGTAATGGCGGAAATCAATTACAAAATTGTGATGCAAGGTTTAACCGAAAACATCATCGCTCTTGAACGCTTCGCGCCTGACCTCAAAAGAGAATTAAACAAAGAAATTCGTGGCATTCTTGCACCGATTGTTGTTGAGGCAAAAGGCTATCTTCCAAGCAATGATCAAATCCATCCTGCAGGATGGCAAAAAGGCGGCTTCAAAAGATTCAATGGAGTCGGCCCGTTATCGCCGGATCAAACTCGCGGTTTCATTGCTTACGATGCCGAACGAGCTAAGGCAGGAATCAAACAAACTGCTGCAACCATCAAAAAAGACGGCAGCGGTTTTCGTAACACTTACGGAGTCATTCAGCGTGACCCAGGTGGAGCAATCTTTGAAACGGCAGGTCGAGGAAGTGCGGCATCACGCTCACGAAGCAAGACAAGCCGTTCACGCAATCCACAGGCTTCACAACATTTTATTGGCGTGATTCAAAGAGAACATGGCGTTTTGCCAACTGCTCGTGGGGATGGCAAAGATAAAGGTCGCGCACTTATCCGTGCAGTTGATAACAATAGATATAAAGCATTACGAGGAATTAAAGAAGCCGTTGACAGAGCCTCTGAAAAAGCACAGAGGCGTGTTGATGCCATAGTCGGTTTTAGAGAGGTGTAAATCGTGTCAATTGTTGAGCGCATAATCACCGTCTATAATGACAAAGGTTCAAAGCAAGCAGTCAAAGACCTCAAGAATCTTGAAGCAAAATTTATTGATTCAGGAAAGAAAATTGGAAAAGCCTTTGGCGTTGCAACAATTGCAGTTGGCGCTTTTGCAACAAAAGTTGGAATTGATGCAGTCAAAGGTGCAATTGAGGATCAGAAGTCACAGGCACTTCTTGCCAATTCCTTGCGCAACACAACAGGTGCAACCGATGATGCAATCAAAGCTGTTGAAGATTATATTTCAGCACAACAGATGCTTGTCGCTGTATCTGACACAGAACTTCGTCAGAGTCTTATTACACTCACCACAGCAACAGGTGATTTGACACAGGCACAGGCTCTTCAGAATGTTGCATTAGATACCGCAGCCGGCACAACAAAAGATTTGCAGACTGTTTCCTTAGCAATTGCAAAGGCATATAACGGGAACATTGGCGCACTCACAAAACTTGGCGTGAACATTGACAAAACAATTGTCAAAAATAAAGATTTCAAGGCAGCAGTAGATGCCTTAACAAAAGCCTATGGTGGAGCAGCAATCACCGCAGCAGATAGTCTTGAAGGTCGCTTAAAGTTACTTCAAATTGCATATGGTGAAATTCTTGAGACTTTGGGATATGCCCTTCTTCCTGTTGTTCAAGAATTTGCAGAATATATTGTTTCTGATGTTCTTCCTGTGCTTGAAATGTGGATCAACACAAATAAAGATGAACTTGCAGCAGGTTTGAGAGATGTTGGCAATGTTCTTGTTACAGTTGCAAAAGGCTTGGCAGGATTCTTCAAAGTCATCTCTGACAATTTAGAGGTTGTCAAAGTCACCGCCGTTGGTCTTTTACGATCAGCCTTTGTTGGGCAGGCAGCAGCAGCAACCGCCGCAGGCACGGCAACCGCGTTTGCCACAGGCGGTGCTTCGGCAATCGCAGCAGCAGCAGCCATTGGAACTTTTGTTGCAGCATCAGGTGCTGCATATATTGCTATCAATAAAATGACAGCGGCGACCGATAAGGGTTCAACGTCAACTCAGGTATATAACTCACATCTGATTGAACTCAATGAATTTGCAAAGCAGGTTGCAGCAGCCAACATCAAGAACAACAAGATCGTCACAACTACAACAAAAAACACAAAACTTCTTACTGCTGCTGAAAAGAAAGCCGCAGAAATGCGTGCTGCAATCAAAAAAGCAGGTCTTGACAAATTTGGCATCAAAAATGTTTCAGATACAGACCCAATTCAGCTTGAAGCAGCACGCCTAAATCTTCTCAAGCAAGGCAATCTTGAAGAGCAACGCCGACTTGCAGCAATCATTGAAAATATGAATGCTCAAATGAAGGCAAATGAAGCAGTTCAGCGATATGTTGATTTGCTTGGAGTTGTTGCAGATCAAAAAATTTCAGATCAAGAAGTTGTCCTTCTATCCCTCAAATGGGGAATCAGCCAAGAAGCAGTTGTTGCTTACACAACTGCCATTTTTGCAGTCAATGATGCAAAACTTTCAACACAAGAAATTGAACTGCTTGCAAAGCAATGGGGAGTTACCAAGCAACAAGCAGAGATGTATCTTGACTTCTTCAAGGCGATCAACGATGGCAAACTAGATCAAACCGAAGTTAATGCTTTGATGGACAAGTGGAAACTGACCAGCAAAGAAGTTTCAGATTATGCTAAGAAAATTTCTGAAGGTGTAACTCCATCTGATTTGTGGCCTACACCTGGCAATCAGGCAGAAAAGTCTTGGAAAGATGCCCTTGCAGCCCTCAATGCCTATATTGAAGCTGTTGGAGTAAAACTTGCGCCAACGGCACCGACGGCACCGACGGCGCCTAAGGTTCTAGGAGTGACACCATCGGCAATTGAAGCATTGACGCCAGCAGAAGCAGAGAAACTTTTATCAACAATGCCATCTAGCGTTGCAACGACACTAACTCCTGCGCAAATTTCAGGAATGCGTTATGCGGCGCAAGGAGCAGCACAATATCAAAAAATGCTTGATTCAATTGCACTCACCAATCCAATGGCACAGTCATCCCTTGAGTCTGGACTTGCAGGTGGAGCATCTCTTAGCGCATCTATTTCAGGCTCACGGTATGCAGCCCAAGCAGCAGCACAATATGGTGCAGGGGCAACCATAAATGTCACCGTTCAGGGCAATGTGACAACCGAGAAAGACTTAATCACAACTGTTCGGGATGGATTGCTTCAGGCGCAAAATAGCGGTCAGACAATTCTCAAAGATGCGACGACACTATAATGGCAGGTATTCCACAACTCGGAGTCACAATTGACTTTACAAATGGGCCAGCATTTGTTTCCACAGCCTTCACTTTAGATGACGTGGTAAAGGGCATATTGGGAACAGGGCAACTTGCAGATGCCGACGATTCAATCGATGTTTCACCCATCGTATTACGAGCATCGATTCGACGAGGCCGAAACAGAATTCTCAGTAAATTTGAAGCAGGAACAGCCACCGTTGAGCTACTCGATGAAACAGGCGACTTCAATCCTGCTAATACATCAGGGCCTTATTACGGCAAACTCATTCCACTTCGAAAAATTCGAATTTATGCCGATTACGAAGGCATTCGTTATTACCTGTATTCAGGATTCATCACGAGTTATGACACGACATTTGCTCTCGGCATAAATGAAGCATCACGAGTCATTCTCAATTGCGTTGATGGCTTCCGACTTCTCAATAACATCGCAATTACTAGCGTGCCAGGAACAAGCGCAGGTCAACTTAGTGGCGCACGCATAGGAAACTTGCTCGATCTTGTGGATTGGCCAGCATCTCAACGAGACATCAATGCAGGAGATAGCACCCTTCAAGCAGACCCAGGAACATCTCGAAACTTGCTTGATGCAATTCAAACTGTAGAAAACAGCGAATTTGGTGGGTTCTTTATAGATGCAGAAGGAAATGCAACCTTTTACTCAAGAACCACAGTCAGCCTATTTGCAGACACAACACCGACAAATTTCAGCGATGATGGAACTCAAATCGAATATCAGCAGATTGATTTAGCTTTTGACGATACCTTGATTGTGAACAATGTCTCGGTCACTAGACTCAATGGAACTAGCCAAATCGTCTCAGATCAGACATCGATTGACAACTACTTTATCCACTCAGGCAAACGAGATGGAATCCTAGTTCAGACAGATGCCGAATCACTCGATCAGGCAAGTATGATTTTGCAAGCTAGAAAAGACTCTCTAGTTCGCATCGATTCCATGACCCTGAATCTAGTTGACCCAGATCAACAGGCACGAAATATCGCAGGCTTGAACCTTGAAATCTTCGACCTCGTCAACATCACCAAGACGATGCCAGGAGCCACATCAATCACCAGGGAATTGTTCGTACAGGGTTTGCAGCACGACATAACAAAAACGACATTCACCACTAAGATACTGACGAGCGAACCGATTATCCAAGCGTTCATCCTCGACAGTTCAACGCAAGGAATTCTGGACGTTACAGGCGTTCTCAGTTACTAACAAGGAGAAATCATGGCAGGAGCAGGGTACAAGTTATTCGCAACAGGAGATGTGCTGACAGCAGCACAAGTCAACACTTACCTGATGCAACAGAGCGTGATGGTCTTCGCATCTGCAACAGCTCGCAATACCGCACTATCCGGAGTTGTTTCAGAAGGAATGGTCGCCTATTTATTGGATACCAATGATGTCACAATTTATGATGGAACAACTTGGAACTCATTTGGCTCTGGTGACATCACAGGAGTCACAGCAGGAACAGGATTAACAGGTGGCGGCACAAGTGGAACCGTAACTCTCACACTTGATACAACAGTACCAGTCGGTTATGCGACAACAGCAACAGCAGCAGGAACAACAACGCTGACAGCAGCAAGCGCACATTTTCAGTTCTTCACAGGAACAACCACACAGACAATCGTGCTGCCTGTCACTTCAACATTGGCTTTAGGCGAAGCGTTCATAATTCATAACAACAGCACAGGAGCGTTGACAGTTCAATCATCAGGTCTCAACACCGTGGTGACAATTCCGGCTGGAAACACTTATATGATCACGTGCATCCTTACATCAGGAACGACAGCGGCTTCATGGGATGCAGATTTCACAGGAACAACATCAACCACAGGAAGCGGCGCAACGGTACTTGCAACAAGCCCAACATTGACAACACCCAACATTGGTGTGGCAACTGGAACTTCTTTCAATAGCATTACTGGACTCAGTTCAACAACTCCTGTGGTGAATGGAACCGCTGCGGTAGGAACGGCAACAACAACCGCTCGCGCAGATCACGTTCACCCAACTGATACATCAAGAGCTGCAACATCAGGA